GAACAAAGAACCTAAAGAAATACCTGATAATATATATAACAAAGGTTGTAATTACTATTGCGACCATCCATTATTATTAGAAATGTTGAGGATATTTAAATGAAATCAAAAAAGATGTACCATAAAAAGGGTGGATTTGATACAAACCCTGACAATTTAAAGAAAGCTGTAGAAGCTAAACGTAAGAAACTAGGACGTAAACCTAGAACAGCTAAAGAACACGAAGAATGGCGTAAAAATCAAAGAAAAAAGTTTAAGCTATGGTAGTTAAAGGATATATATTATTGTTCCTATTAACAACAATAGATGAGCAATGGAATATAAATAATCCTAGACCTTTTCCTGTGGCTAAGTATCATAGATTGCAATGGGAAGAAAAAGATTTTTATACATTTAAAATAAAAAATCAATGGGTATTAAGAAAGTATAGAAAGACTGATAGTGAGTTAAAACGTAAAATACGAAACAAATACTGGAGAAAAAGAAATGCCTAAAGAAAAAAAGATTACTAATAAACAACTTATAAATTATATGAGTGCTGTTGAAAATAAATATGACCATGCAATTAATACTATTGGTCAAACAGTAGCTGATTTAATAGAGTTTTTAAATAAAAGAGATGAGTTTATGGAGTGGCTCAAGGAGGTAAAGTATAAAAATGCAAATATAAATTTTAACACGTTATAGTAATATGAAATCAACAGAAATCTTAAACAAAATCAAAACTTTCTTAGGAGAGGATCAAGTAGAGCAAGTTGAGGAAACTCAATTAGAAGAATCTCAAGAGAAAGTCGAGTTAGCACAAGCTACACTTGAAAATGGTACAGTATTAGAAGCTGAGGCTTTTGAAGCAGGAAACGAAATCTTTATTGTTACTGAAGATGAAAGAGTAGCAATGCCTGTAGGAGAATATATGATGGAAGATGGTCAAATGCTCGTAGTAAGCGAGGAGGGAATCATCGGAGAGATCAAAGCACAGGAAGCAGAAGAAGTAGAGGCTGAAGAAGAAGAAGAAATGGCTTATGTATCAAAAGAAGAATTTGAATCTGCCGTTGAGGAAATCAAAGGTATGATAAACGAGCTAAAGGACAAGAAAGAAGAAATGGCTGAAGTAGAGGAGCAAGTAAAACAAGAACTAAGCGAAACTCCTGCAACTGAGCCTATCACTCACAATCCTGAAGCTAAAGAAAAATTTAAAGTAAAATTTGGTCAAAACAGACCTGAAACTGCTTTAGATAGAGTAATGAAAAAATTAACCAACAATTAAAATTTAAAAAATGCCAAATCCAACAATTACAAGTAGTAGTTATGCAGGAGAGTTTGCAGGTAAATACATTGCTGCATCTTTATTAACAGCAAAGACCTTAGATGATGCTGCGATAACTATTATGCCAAACATTAAGTACAAAGCTGCTATGAAAGTAGGGGCTTTCTCAAATTTAGTAAGAAGTGCTGACTGTGACTTCGATGCAACGACTTCAGGTCTTACACTTACTGAAAAAGTATTAACACCAACTGAATTACAAGTAAACCTACAGATTTGTAAAAAAGAATTACATTCTGATTGGGAAGCTGCACAAATGGGATTCTCTGCTTTTGACAACCTACCACCACTATTCTCTGATTTCGTTATCGCAAGAGTAGCTGCTGAGGTTGCAAGTGCTACTGAAACTTCTATATGGGCAGGTGCTGCAGGAGAGGGTAACTTCGACGGCTTAAAGACTTTAGCTGCTGCTGACGGAACTGTAGTAGATGTTGCAAAAGCAACTGTAACTTCTGCAAACGTAGTTGCTCAATTAGGAGCTATTGTAGATGCTATTCCAAGTTCAGTTTACGGAGCAGATGACCTTGTTATTTATGTATCACAAAACATTTACAGAGCTTACATTAGAGCTTTAGGTGGTTTCGGTGCATCAGGTTTAGGAGCTAATGGTTACGACAATAAAGGTAACAACCAATCATTAGGAGGTTTATTCTTTGATGGTATCAAGATTTATCCAACATCAGGCTTTGCAGACAACAATGCAATGGCTGCAAGATCAAGTAACTTATTCTTTGGAACAGGTCTATTAAACGACAGAAATGAAGTAAAAGTAATTGATATGTCAGATATCGATGGATCACAAAACGTAAGAGTAGTAATGAGATATACAGCAGGATGCCAAATTGGTGTTGGTGCTGATGTAGTTCTTTATTCTTAATATTTTAACTAACATATAAGAGGGTGGGTAGTAGTCTGCCTACCCTTTTTTAATACTAATAATTATGGCTTGTACATTAACAACAGGTAGAAAAGTCCCTTGTAAATCGGCAGTAGGTGGTCTTAAGACTGTTTACTTTGCAGATTATGGTACTCTTGGTGTTGCTACGATTGTAGGAGGAGAAGTAACTGCTTTAGCAGGAAGTCCTGCTTTATTTCAGTTTGATATAAAAGGCAATTCTTCTTTAGAAACTGCAATCAACAGCTCAAGAGAAAACGGAACTACATTCTACGAATCAACATTAAACTTGACACTTACGTTTCTTGAAAAAGCAACACAGGAAGAACTAAAATTAATCGCACACGCAAGACCACACGTTTTTGTAGAAGATTATAATGGTAATTACTTTGTGATGGGATTAGAACACGGAGCTGAGGTTACAGGTGGATCGATTGTGAGTGGAGCTGCTATGGGAGACCTAAGTGGATTTACCTTAACAATGGTTGCACAAGAAACTGCGCCTCCATACTTTATTACAGGATCAGTTGTAACAGGAGATGCAAGTGCAACACAAATAACACCGAATTAAAAATAATTTTTGTATATTTATAAAAGTTTTCATCAATTATATTTAGTTTTTTGAATTAAGGGGGAGTTTTCGGACTCCTCTTTTTTTATACACAAAATTTAAAGTTTGTACGTTATATAAGTATGATACACTTAACGACATCTGCATCAGCTCAAACTTTAAAAGTAATACCAAGAAGTTATGCAAGTTCTGTTAGTATGATTCTAAGAGACGATTCAACAAACACCTCAACGACATACACAATAAGCACAACAACAGACAAAAACTATTTAGTGTTATCACAAGCATTAAGTCCTGTACTTGTAGAGGGTAGATTCTACGACCTCACATTAAAAGAGGGAAGTAATGTAATATATAAGGATAAAGTTTTTTGTACAAATCAAACTATTTCAAGTTATTCAGTAAATAATGCAGAATATACTGTACCAACAGGAAACGATGTCTATGATAATGATTATATTGTAATATGAAAAATAAATCAGATTTAAGTATAGTAAATTTAAGCACTTACACTTCTCCACAAGTAAAAGAGGTTAGTGGTAAGAACTTTATTGAGTATGGTAGTGATAACAACTACTTTCAATATTTGATAGACAGATACAACGGAAGTCCTACAAATAACGCTATTATAAACGGTGTTAGCGAGATGATCTACGGAAAAGGCTTAGATGCTACCAACTCAAATAAAAAGCCTAATGAGTATGCTCAAATGAAAGCATTATTCAACAAGGATTGTGTAAGAAAACTATGCTATGATCTAAAATTAATGGGTCAATGTGCAATACAAGTCATTTATTCTAAAGACAGAAGTAGAATTGTACAATTAGAACACATACCTATTGAAACACTAAGGGCAGAAAAGTGTAACGAAAAAGGAGATATTGAGGGTTACTATTATTTTAGTGATTGGTCAAAGTACAAGCGAGGAAACGAATTAAAAAGAATACCTGCATTCGGAACTTCTAAAGAGGGATTAGAAATACTTTACATTAAACCTTATAGAGCAGGTTTTAAGTATTATAGTCCTGTAGATTATCAAGGTGGAACACAATACGCTGAATTAGAGGAGGAGATATCCAACTACCATTTAAACAACATACTAAACGGACTTGCACCAAGTATGCTAATTAACTTCAATAATGGTACTCCTGATCCTGAGCAAAGAGAAATGATAGAAAGACGTATCTACGAAAAATTTAGTGGCTCAAGTAATGCAGGTAAATTTATTTTAGCTTTTAACGATAATTCAGAAACAGCAGCAACAATAGACCCTATACAACTTAGTGATGCTCACAATCAATATCAGTTTTTAAGTGATGAAAGTTCTAAAAAGATTATGGTAGCTCACAGGGTTGTAAGTCCTATGTTATTTGGTATTAAGGATAGTACAGGTCTTGGTAA